TGGCTACATCTTCTATGCAATCGCATAACAATCAAACTCATATGAAAGGATCAATCTAATGAGTGAATACAGAAACAGAACAACAGGTGTCGTAAAGACCCAAGGGCAGTGGCGCAATGAGTTTGCCAACATGTCCCTACCTCGTGTATGGAAAGCAGCAACCCTAGACGCACTAGACCTAGACCCTGTGCTAAAGTCACCAGCGGCTACAGTAGGTGACTATCAGGTGTCAGTGCGTGATGGTGTTGAGCAAGACGCAAATGGTAACTGGGTAGAAAAGTATGTTGCCCGTGACATGTTTGCTGACACCACAGAGGGTGGCGTTACGACAACCAAGGCAGAGCATGAGGCAGCGTATCAGGCTGGCTTGGATGCTAAGACTGCCGAAGGTCATCGCACCACACGCAATAAGCTACTAGCTGACAGCGATTGGACACAGATGAATGACAGCCCGCTGACCAATGAAGTTAAGACAGCTTGGGCAACCTATCGCCAAGAGCTTCGTGATATGTCAGACTTGGCAGCATGGCCTAATATTGCCGATGATGATTGGCCTGTAGCACCTTGACAAATTTAGATTTATGAGTTAAACTATGAGTGAAGTAAAGCTTTCCCCAGATGAACTAGAAGCTATGCTAGATCGTGCAGCTAGACGTGGAGCTAAAGAAGCTTTACGTTCTATTGGTCTACTTGATGATGATGCACACAAAGACATTACAGAGATGCGTAGCTTACTAGAAGCTTGGCGGGATACTCGTAGGTCTGTTTGGGCAACAATAACAAAATTAGTCACTGTCGGCGTACTGACATTTATAGCTGGTGCAGTGTGGATGACAATGAGTAAATAAGGAATAGTAATATGGCATCAGCATATGAAGCATATCTACAGCTACAGCAAGCATTAAATGCATCTGGAGCAGAACAACAAGCTCTTGTTAATGAAGCAAAAGCTACGTTAGAAGCATCTGTAAATCCTGCCGAAACTACAGTTACATCAAGTAGTGTACCTGCATGGGTAGACCCTGATTATAGCTATAATGTGGACAAACCACGTAAGCCCAACATGCGTGAGATGATGGAGCTTATTGCAGGTAGAAGTGTAGAAGAACTTTATGCTGATCCTAACTCTAATTGGCAAGACATATCAAGACAAGCATCTAATTTATTATATGGCTCTGTAGGTTCTAATGAAGATACCCGTGATTTTTTAGCTATCACTGCTGCAGCTACTGACCCTAACACAGGAGAGTTAGATGCTAAAAAGTTTGTAGCCGCTACACAAATTGCTACATCACAAATGTACGGTGGCACTACAGTTAAGTATCAATCAGGTGGTTATGAAACAGATGAAGCAGGTAACACTGTAGTAGATAACAATGGTAATCCTGTTGAGCTACCACCTAGAGCATATATTGTTGGTGGAAATGGTACTATCTTACGTGGTTTCAATATTAATAACGTAGATAGAATGGCAGAAGAACTAACTACGTTTGGTGTACAAAATGTAGACTGGATTGGCGATCTTATGAATGCGATGCAACAATCTGGTAGTTTTGATCAAGTGCAAATGCAACGTAATTTAAAACTACTAGGTGATTTGCAGAATACATATAATCCTTGGGCTAATTATCAAGACATTTGGGGTATGGAAGGTTTAATTACAGGTATTGCTTCTTTTCAAGACCCATTTAAAATTGTTTCTGGTCAAACTCAAGCTACTACTACTGACACTGGAGAAAGTCAAAACCTAGGTGTAACCGAACAGACTATTACACCAGAGGGTACGACAGAGACGGATACCCAAACTGTAACTCAACCTACTTACGACAGTACACCACAAGCTTCAGAAGCTGTGCCTGTAGACCAGCAGCAAACTGTGGGTAGTGGAGTAACTGGTACTGGAGTATACCCTCAAACTAGTGCTACAACAGGTACCTTTTCATCTCCTGTACAGACAGGTGGTATGGGTGCTGTACCATCTACAGTTCAGGCTTATCCTAACTACACTGGTACAACTATGGCAAATCTTACATCACAGTCACAGCAAGGGTTTGGAGGTCAACGTACATACGGAAATCAATTTGGTCAAAGAATTACTGTAACTGTAGATGGTTCAGGTAAACCTATTACTTATGTACCACCTGGGTATACTCCTGTTCAAGGTCAAGCAGAAGGTGGGTCAGTGTCAGAAGGTGGACCTGATGTACAACTAGCTAGACGCTTCTTAGGGTTTACTGGTCCAGCTTCTCAACTTACAAACTTTCTTGCTGCTAATCCTGCAGCAGCTGCTCGTATGGGTAAATACCAACAAGCTATGTCTGGTATGGCACAAAACAAAGTAGGTGCACAAGAGGGTATTGTTGGAACTTCTCTTGAAGATTTTCAAAACATGCAAGGAAATCTTATCAGTCAAACTATGCAACCTATACAATCGGGTGTACAACAAATACAGCCGCAAGAGGCAGACTTTATAGGTCTTACTGCTGGTCAAGCAACTCCTGTATCACCTATGTCGCAGGTAGCTACAGTAGGTAACGTAGAGCAAGCACAAATGCCTATGATGACTGACACAGCTACTATGACTCCAGCTAGTGTATTCGAAGGCGTACAAGGAGTTACTGCTGCAAATACAGCTCAAACTGGCACTGTATCTGATGAAGCTCAAGTAACTGCTGCACAGCAAAGTACTTCTGCAGTTTCTGATTTAAAAGCGGCTCAAGGTACAGCTATCATGATGGATAACCCTGTACAAAGGGAAATCCAAGATGGTGAGCTTATATCAGGCGTAGCTAACGCAGAGAAAGCTGCAGAATTTACTGAACAAATAGAAGCGGCTACAGCAAGCCCCTCTAGTAAGGCCACTGTTGCAGGGCAACTAGAAGGGTTAATGGCTCAATTTGAAGGTGGTAATACACCTGCTTGGGCTGCTGGTGCTATGCGTAATGCAATGGCTTTGATGGCTAGCCGTGGACTAGGTGCTTCATCTCTAGCAGGACAAGCTGTTATCCAAGCTGCAATGGAAGCAGCTTTACCTATTGCACAAATTGATGCACAAACACAGGCACAATTTGAATCACAAAACTTGTCAAACAGACAACAACGTGCTATACTTGCTGCACAGAATCGTGCCACATTCTTAGGTCAAGAGTTTGATCAAGCATTCCAAGCTCGTGTAGCTAACTCAGCACGTATTGGTGATATTGCCAATATGAACTTTACTGCAGAGCAAAACATTGCACTTGAAAACTCTCGTGCAGCTAACACCATGAACTTAAACAATCTGTCAAATAGACAGGCTATGGTAATGGCAGAGGCTGCTGCATTGTCGCAGTTAGATATGGCTAACCTAAACAACCGTCAGCAAGCTGCAGTACAAAATGCTCAGAACTTCTTGCAGATGGACTTGACTAACCTGAACAATCAGCAACAGTCAGCACTGTTTAATGCACAGCAAAACATCCAAGCATTGTTTACTGATCAAGCTGCAGAGAATGCTGCTGCACAATTTAATGCTACAAGTGAGAACCAGACTAATCAATTCTTTGCTAACCTATCTGCACAAACATCTCAGTTTAATGCATCTCAACGCAATGCTATGGATCAGTTCAATGTGAATACTACCAATGCTATGCGTCAGTTTAACTCTCAGATTCAACAGCAACGTGACTTGTTCAACGCACAGAATGGTCTTGTAGTTGCACAAGCTAACGCACAGTGGAGACAGAACATTGCAACGTTGAATCAAGCAGCACAAAACGAAAGTAACATGAACCTTGCTAAGACAATTAATGCTCTTACCTCTACTAACCTAGATCAAATCTGGCAACGTGAACGTGACATTATGTCGTTTGCATTTACTTCTCAGCAATCTGCACTAGACAGATCTTTAAAGCTACTGCTTGGTGATAAGAAGATTGAAGAAGTTGAAAAGCAATTAAGTGCACAGAAAGATGCTGCAAGTACAGATCTAGCATTTAGGTTCTTGTTCGGTTCAGATCCATCTGGAATTTTTGGCGGTATATTTAATAAGAAATAAGGACAAAGACTATGAGTTTTGATTATGGACCAAACTACAGAAGCTTAGTGCAAGCTGTACAAGAAGGTGGTACATCTACCTTAGAAGC